AGCGGCTGTGTCAATTTTGTGTCAAGATGAGCGAGTATTTTTTGCGATGGAAATGGCAGGAACACCTTGTCCATTTGAAGGTAAGATTGGTAAAGAGGCTTTAGAACAATGGAACAAGTATGATATAGAAAGACCAGACTATGAGTCATATATATCTAAATTAGAAATACGTTCTCGTATTGATGCTGAACTTGCAGAGATAGCAAGACAAGAAGAAGCTAGAAAACTAGCAGAAGAAAAAGCTAGAAAAGAAGCGGAACTTGCTACACTGAAAGAAGAAGAAGACCTTAACGATATAATTATTGAAACAGATATAGAAACAAAAGAAGAACGAATAATTAACGTACACGGAGAATGAGATATTTATATTATGGGATATGGCTTTCAATAGCTATATCTTTTCTGTGTCTTTATAGTGTTGGTAATGCACAAACTGTAACAACAGGTAATTTACTACCAAATGCAAATGATGGTGTGGACTGGGGCTCTAGTAGCACAGACCAAATAAATCCTGGTGCTAGTTCTGGATACGTAACTAATAATAGTAATCTAAATGGATTTACAGTTACGTGCCCAACAACTCAAGCTAATTGTGGTTACAAATATAGTGTAGGTGGTGACTTTGAAGTTACAGGAACTGCAACAGTAAGTGCTGATGATATAAAATTATACAGCAATACTATAACACAACCAATGCTAGATAATGGTGTTACATTAGATAGTCATGTAGATGTTGCAAACTGTGAAAGCACACAAGGTAACTGTGAATCTAAAGGTGGTGCAAATGATTCTCATACTACAACTGTAGTATTAAAAGATAATAGTGGCAATACACTATCAACTGTATCACAAACAAGAACAGAAGTTACAGGTTTTCAAGGTAATTGTAATGGATATCCAGGCTCATCTGGTGCAGTAGCCACAGCATGTGGTCAATACAATGATAGAATAATTTATTTAGGCGTAGGTGCAAACAATGTAGATTGGTCTTGGACTGGCACAGATAATAATTATACTAATCAATCTAGGCAAGGGCCAAACTTGTTAGGTGCAAAGATGACAATGACCTACAATAGCACAGAGTACAACCCTATTGATGATGAAGTAATAGAAGACATTGAAGATATTGTAGAAAATATCCCAGAAGATTTTGATTGGATAAACGAAGATATTACTGAAATACCAGATTTCTCTATACCAGAAGAAGAATTTACTATACCTTTTGAAGAAGATTTTGCTTTTGATGATATATACATAGATGAACTACCTCCAATAGAAGAATTTGATATGGAGGTTTTTGAAGAAATGCCAGATATAGAAATGGTATTTTTTGAAGAAGAATTTTCTGAACCCATAATGGTAACAGAAGAAATATTTACAGAAGAATTTGAGGAGGACTTTACTGAATTTTTAGAAGAGACTGGCATGGAAGAAGAGTTCATGGAGTTTCTTGAAGACGAAGGCATAACTGCTGAAGAATTTTTTGAAGAGATAACTGAGGAGGAGTTCAATGATGAACTTACTGAAGAATCTTTTGAAGAGTTTGAGGAACCATTGGAAGATATCTCAACGGAGGAAGAAAGCGTTCCAGAGATTGAGGAAAATGAGACAGAGACAGTGGAGGAAGTTACTGAGTCAGAACCAGTAGAAGAGGAAAAAGAAGTTGCAACAAACGAAACAACAGAAGAAGAAGAACCCAATAGCACAGAATCTGAGGACTCCGAAGTATCAACAGAAGATAGTGGAGAGCAAGAAGATATACAGTCGGAAGAAGTGGACACCAAAGACAGGATTGCTACAGATGTTGCAAAGGTAGAAACAAAATTAAAAAAGAATTTAAAAGCAATAGCAAAACAAATAGCTAAAGTAACAAAAGAAACAACTCAAAACTTAACAAAAGAGGATTTATTTTTTAAGAACAATACTTTAGACGCCTACAATAAAACACAATTTTATAAATCAAAAGATATATACACAGACCAAAGTATGGATTTATTTAATCAAATAGACCTAGGCGTCTATAACAAAGATATTTATAGTGGCGTAACTCTTGCAAGTTACACACAAAACGACCCTGTAGAAGTACATAAGGTACAACTACAAAAAGCACAGAGCAAAACTAATAGATTAAAATTAGAATTGGAGGCTATGAAGAATGAAAATAATTGAAAAACTTAGTACATATGCGGCACTGCTTGGAGTTATTGGTGCTATCGGTGGTGGTTTTTACACCTGGGGCCAGTTTAATTCAAGGCTTGACGCCATTGAAGCTACGCCTCCAGTAAATTTAACACCATTAAAAGAAAAAGATAAAGAACTAGAAAAGAAAATTGATGAAGCATTATTGTATGCAAATGAATATAAAGTTGATTTAATTGATAGAATTAAAAAGGTAGATGATAAGATTGTGCCTACAGATTTAACTTTAGTATTTAAAGAAATAGGTAAAGTAAAAGAACAAATAGCTATGTTGGATATTCCAGAACCTTTCATTATACAACCTTTTATAGCACCAATTAATGAAACTATTAGAACATTAGAAAGTTTAATATCTGAATTATCTAAACAAGTAGCTATCGCACTAAAAGAAAATGAAGTGCAAGATGCAGAAATAGAAGAAATAAAAATACAAAGTAGAAATCCATTAGGAGGTTAAATGGCTGACCAAAGTTTAATGGCACAGATGAAAAAAGAGGAAGATGATTACATACAACAATCTAAAAATTTACCTGTAGCTACTTATCCCTCATTAGCAGGTGTAATGTTTGATTATGCATCTGGATATTTTGGAAGAGACCCACAAACTTTACAATCAAGTTATGGAACTCCTTTTAAATCTAAAGCAGAAGTTATGGGATATAATTTACGAAGTGCAACAGATATGCTTGATAGTTTTTCTTTTAACGATTTAAAAGAAGCATTTGCACAAGCTACTACTTCCCCTTTTAAAACACTAGTTCCAGATGGAGAAAAATAATGGCATTACCAACTATAGAAAATGTAACTAATCAAATGTTAAATGAATCTGTAAGAGAGCAACCAACAGTTGCTATGAAAGGAAATGTAACTAGACCTATGATTATAGGTGATTTACTTCGTGCTATGAATGATGTTAATTTTAAAGAGTTAGTAGAGGAATATGGGAGTATGGCAGGTATTAGAACTGCAGATACTACTCCTATGACAACAGCTTTAATGAAAGAAAGCCCAAGAGTGCCAAATGTTCCAAGTGCACCAACAGTAGCAACAACTCCTGTGCAAACTACACAAACGTTTACAGCACCAGAAGTTCCTACACCAATGACAGATGCAAAAGAAAATACGGCTAATACAGGTATAATGTCAAATACTACGCAACAGATTGCGTAAATCATTATCAAATTTGTGAGAGTCTGCCTTACAATGATTTACAATAGCAGATACTAAATGGGCATAGTAGTCATCACCTAGTTCTTCTTGAACAGCTTTTACAGGTAATGACTCATGCCTTGTAATTAAATTACCATCATTATTTATTGACACCACAGTACTGAACAATATTGCTTCTTTACTTGGTGTCATTTTTTTTGTCTGCTTCTTTGACAAAAGTAGGATTTATTTTTGGGTCTAGTTTTGGAAGTTTTGTAAGAACTCCAATAGCTTGGGCAACTTCACCATAAGGTTTAGTAAATAAGTATTTTAATACTGCATTTACTTGCTCTTGTGTAATCAGATAATTATTCATCCTTTCTCCTTTTTAGAGGTTCTAAATTTTATTTCACCTGCAATAGCACTATAAGCAGACATGTCTACATAAGTATCTTCACTAACTTGTCCAAGTTTAGTTCTTGCTACCTTTAATAATGCCATCATAATAGCTACATCATGTGGCTGTATATCTATGTCTAAATATGCAGACCATAATTTAGATATGTTTGAATGATTATGTAGCTTATCTCCATAATCTTTTTGTCTGTCTCCTTCAACTAAGACATTTGCTTTAGACAAAAACTCTTTTGTTTTCATACTTT